TGTACTTCGATACGACAAACCAACGAAGAGTGCAGAGCATCCTACAATGAAGCCAGTTAAGCTCATCGCTAGATTGATGCAAAACAGCAGCAACCCTGACGAAACTATCTTGGATCCATTTGGTGGATCTGGAACCACACTCATCGTAGCTGAACAAATGAACCGAACATGTTACATGTCCGAACTAGACCCAAAGTATGTTGATGTGATCATCAATAGATGGGAAGAAATGACAAAGCAAAAAGCTGTTAAACTAAATAATAGCGAAACCATGGGAGGATAGTATGAAACAAAAAAAAGAAACAAACCCAAAAAGAATCGTGTCAATCGATAAGAGCAGCAAATCAGATATGACAACTACAGTAGTCTTAGAAGTAAAAGACGGTGTAGCAAAGGTATTAAGCGAAGACATTAAGGAAACAAGAAAAGGGGTACAAAACCGATGAAACTATTTAGCACAGAACAAGTATCAAAATATCATCCTGACAAATATGCCGATCAAATAAGCGATGCCATATTGGATGCAGCACTTAAGAAAAATAAAAACGCCAGAGTTGCAGCTGAAACTTTAGTCAAAGATAGAGTTGTCATTGTAGCTGGTGAAACAAGCGAATCATTCACAAAAGAAGAAATCGAAGCTGTAGTCAAAAACATCGCATTCAAACTGAAATACCAAGTAGATGAAGTCATTAATCTATTAGGCAAACAATCACAAGAAATCAATCATGCGGTTGATGGAACCAATGCGGATGATCCTGCAGCAGGGGATCAAGGAATTATGTTTGGATACGCAACAAGTGAAACATCAAGTTACCTACCATTCGGATTCCACATAGCAAATCATATTATTAAACACATCGAACATTATGCTGATGAAGGAAGAATTTTCAAAGGCGATGCAAAAGTTCAAGTTACAGTCGACTTGGATAAGTACCCAAAAGAGTCAGTGCATACAATCCTAGTGAGCGCATGTCACTATGAAAACATTGATGAAAAAACAGTAAAAGAAACAATCCACCAAATCATTCACCAATCACTTAGATTGAATGAAGTAAAAAATATTGAGCAAGTTAAAATCATTGCAAATCCATCCGGACGATGGACACTGGGTGGACCAGAAGCTGATTCAGGACTCACAGGAAGAAAAATCGTATGCGACCAATATGGCGGATATATCCAGGTAGGTGGCGGAGCATTCTCAGGTAAGGATCCAAGCAAGGTAGATAGAAGCGGATCCTACGCAGCTAGAGAAATTGCAGTAAGAACAATTGATAAATTTAAAAGCCATGGACTAACAGATGTGCAAATTCAAGTTGCATACGGAATTGGAATCAAAGAACCATTAAGCGTAAACATCATACTTAATGGAAGCATAGATGCTGATGATAGAAAAGAAATTATTGACTACATCAAACGCATTGAGCTCACACCAGGATCCATTATTAAACGTCTAGGACTAAGAGATATCAAATACAGTGAAATAGCTGGCGGATGCCACTACTATGGGAAACACTGGTAGAAAACCTATTCCTGCAGCTGCCATTGACAACCAAAGTCATAAAAAAAACAGTGAAGAAATCGAGATGCGAAAAGAGATTGAAGCAAAGCTCAAAACAAAAGCAAAGCTAACAGTTCCAAAGTATCTAACAGATGAAGCCAAAAAAGAATGGCGAAGAATCATGAGATTATATGCACAAATGGAAATTAAAATCCTTAACGATCTCGATATCACTGCATTAGTCATGTACTGCGAAGCTACAGCGATATATAAAAAGGCGCAAGAAACATGGGCAAAAGTAAATCAAGTAGTGTCCGGGAATGATGCTGGACAAAAGATGCTAGACAAAACATTTGCAACCATGGAAAAGCAATCCAAAATTATATCTAAATTAGCGGAGCAGTTATGCCTAACTCCTGTAGGAAGAGCAAGAATAGGAAATGCTCACAGTAAGAACAAGCCAAAAAGTGATGTGCTTGATCTCATGAATGAGGAGGACTAGAATGGATTATCAAGATAAACCAAACTATATCCGAGAGTACATCGAAGAGATTGAGTCCGGACGAATCTTAGTATCAAAAAAAGTAAAAAAAGTATATCTAAAATGGATGAAACCGATCATAAATGACGAGCATCCATTGTATTACTTTAACCCAAATCCAGGTTTAAAATTTATCAAGTTTTCAGAAACGTTTTGTCGCCAATCAAAAGGTGAATGGGCAGGTAAAAAAATAGAACTAATGCTATGGCAAAAAGCATGGGCTCAAACACTATTCGGAACGCTGCGAAGAGATACACATCAAAGAAGATTTACTGAGAGTTTTCTAGTCGTAGCACGTAAAAACGGTAAAACCACAATGAATGCGCCTTTAACGCTCTTTGGTATACTCCACGAAAAAGGAGCCGAAGTCTATGCTGCAGCAACCGTAACGAGCCAAGCACAACGAATCATCGAAGAAGCAATCGATATGATTAAGAGAGAAAGAGAACTAGCTAAGATATTTACATATAGAATAGCACCACCAAAAAGTATCAAGCTTAAAGGATCATCTTCGTTGGCCAAGGTATTATCATCAAACGTTCAAACGTTCGATGGTTTAAATACAAGCTTAGGTGTTATCGATGAAGTCCACGAACTAAAAAGAGCAATCTATGATATTCTAAAACAGTCAACATCAGCCAGACAGCAACCTATTATTTCGATGATTAGTACTGCAGGCTTCGTAAGAGAAGGACTATATGACAACGTGTATGATCACGCAGTTAATATCCTAGAAGGAATTAGCCCGGACGATACGCTACTACCACTAATCTATGAAATGGACTCCATAGAAGAAATAGCTGATGAAAAGAATTGGATAAAAGCAAATCCATCGCTAGGCGTTATAAAACAAGTAAAATATATTCAGGATCAAGTGCAAAGAGCTGAATCGGATAAGAACTATATGAATACCGTCCTAACCAAAGACTTTAACATTCGTGGTATCACAGGAAAAGGATGGTTAAACTTTGATGACTTGAATAATGAGATAGAGTACACAGAAGAACAATTGAAGAAATTCGATAATTCATTTGTTATAGGTGGGTTAGACTTGTCAAGAACTGGTGACCTTACAAGTTTCACTACAATGTTATTCGACAAGGAAGATATGATTGAAGGTAAAAAGCCTCGAGCAATTGCAATAACAATGTACTGGATCACTGCTAAATTTTACAATGAAAGACTTCAAGACAAGAACAACAAAATACCATGGGCAGCATGGGTAGAACGTGGTCTTGTAAGAATATCCGGTACTGAACTCATCGAATACCAGGATATAGCTGATTACATCAGTAACAACTTTAGAGAAAAGGGATGGATGTACCAGTACATCCAATACGATAGATATTCAGCTCAATATCTTATATCAGATTTAGTATCGAGAGGATATCAAAGAGATACATGCTTAGTTGCAACTGCCCAAGGAGCCAAAACACTTAGTATTCCTATGCAGCTGATCGAAGCACATCTTAGACAAAAGATGTTATGTTATCAAAACAACCCAATCACGAAGTGGTGTTTATCAAACGTACAGCTGGAACAAGATAGAAATGGGAACTATATGCCTAAGAAAATCAATGATCAGCGTGAGCGCAAAATAGACGGCTTTGCAACGATTTTGAACTGTTATGTTAGAATAGCAGATGACATAGGGTTCTACCTAGGACAAAAGGGACAGGAGGTATAAAATGGGATGGTTTCAAAATGCAACAACATACGTTGCTAACATATTCAAAAGTAAAAAAGTAGGAAGTCAACTCAGAAGCCTAAATGTCATTAGTCCATATTTTACAGGCGAAAGTAATCCTAAGTTGAATGAAACATTTGTTACAGCATGTAATACCCACGCTCGTCATGGATCCAAAATAAGACCATTAGTCTATTACAAAGGTGCAGTATCAACCAATAAAAACACGTTAAACTACATCCTAAGTACTAGACCTAATCCAGCGATGAACGCACCCACATTCTGGGAAAAAGTAGTTCTTGAGTACTATATGAACAATAACGCAATGATATTTGTTGAACGTGGTGATACAATAGCATCCGATCGAGTAAAGGCATTATGGGTTATACCAACCGAATCGGTTGAAATAAGATCCGATGAAAAAGAACTATACTTCAAATTTAGAATTGGAAACGAAACATACGTGACTGATATGAATGACATGATTATCATATCCAGAAATGTAGGATTTATAGTAGATACATTCGGTAAGCTAGATAAGTCAATCGAACAAGTTATCAAAATCATTAAGACAAACTATGAAGGACTTGAACAGTCCATTCGAATGTCAGCATTTATTAGATTTTTAGTTTCAACGCCAACAGTGCTATCTGACGATCAAAAAGAAAAAAGAGCTAAAGAATTCTCAGATAGATACCTTGGAAGTGAATCAGCCGCAATAGCATATATTGATGCAGCTCAACAAGTAATTCAATTGGACACAGCAAAAGGAAAATATGCTGATTCCGATATAATGGCATTACTTGAAAAGAAAGTGAAGGACTATCTAAACATTAATGACTCGATGCTATCAGCAAACTATAATGAAGATCAGTTCCAAGCTTACTATGAAACAAACATGGAACCTATAGCAATAAAAATCGCAGCTGAACTTACAGACAAACTACTAACTCCTAGAGAAAGAGAAGTAGGAAACGAAATAAGAGTAGATGCAAATAGACTCCAAACTGCTTCATTAAAAACAAGAGCATCAGTTGCAGCAATCATTCAAAAATCACCAGTACACATTCCAAATGTCGTCAACGAATTGCTTTATATTCCACCAGTTGAAGGTGGGGATGAACCATATACATTCCTTAATTATGCTAAACTAGAAGAACAAAAACAGCAGCAAGAAGAGGAAGACTTAACAAATCCTAAACCTAAGGAGGATAAATAGATGGAAAAACAACTTATTAACGATTTAAGAATCAATCGCCATGGCAACTACATGAGAGAGTTCTCAGGTGTCCATGTCAGATCGAATGATGGAACCGAATCAAATGAAATGATTGTCGAAGGACAACCAATCGTATTCAACAAAGAAACAATCCTATTTCAATATGAAGGAGTAGACTATAAAGAAATTATCGATGCAGCAGCATTGAATAACACTGATATTAGTCAATGTTTCCTAAAGTTTAATCACGATGACAATCATGTCGTTGCAAGAACAAAAAACAAGTCATTAGAACTTGAAATTAAACCTGAAGGAGTTAACTTTAAAGCAAAACTAGTTAACACACAATCAGGAAGAGATTTATATGAATTAGTTCGAACAGGCATCATTGATAAAATGAGTTTTGCTTTTACAATAGAAGAAGAATCCTATAACAAGGAAACCCACACGTGGACAGTACGAAAAATAGGAAAACTCTATGATGTAGCAGCAGTAGCTCATCCTGCGTATGATCAAACCGAAATCTATGCACGTCGACTTGGTGAAGTGGAGGCTTCACGCAAGCAGGAATTGGAAGATTCCAAGACTGCGGAAGAAAGAAAGTTAGAAGAACAACGCAAGAATGTGCTTGCAAGATTAGAAAAAATAAAATAGGAGGGCAATTAAAAATGACAATTGATGAAATTAGAAGTAAAATCGAAGCATTAAGATCCAAAATTGAAGGCTTCAAAAAAGAAGCAGCTACAGCAACATCTGAAAGACTTCTTGTAATCGAAGAAGAATCCAGAAACGCTGAAAAAGACATGGAAACTCTCAACAACCAATTGAGAGAAGCACTCCATGGTAGATTCGGTACTGCTCCAGTAGTAGTTGAACTAGGATCAAAAGGTGAAGTTGATGAGAGAATCGCAAAAATGACAAAGAGAGATAAACTCGCTTTAGTCATTGGACGTGGTTTCAAAAACCAAGCATTCAGTGAACCAGAAAAACGTGCATTAGGTGTAGCATTGACTACTACCGCTGCAACATTCGTTGAAGCAACTGAACTTGTAAACGGTGTCAACAACGCTGGTGTATTTATTCCAACAAGCGTAGTCCTTGATCTTCTAAGAGAAGAAGGATTATTAAGCCCAATTCTTCGTGACGTTGCTTTCACAAGCATTCCCGGCTTAGTAGAATTCGTATTTAGAAAATCACGTGACAAAGCTAAAGCTAAGGCTGAAGGTGCTGAAGGTAAAGACAATCAAATCGAATGGGATAAAGTAACAGGTGTTAAAGGTTACTTACAAACCATCATTGCAGTTACTGATGAAGTACAAGCATTGACAGCATTTGACTTTGGCGCATATATCATCGAACAAATCCTTCAAGACTTGAACGAAGACTGGGTATATGACCTAATCTACGGTGCTGGTAACTCAGATCACATCAAAGGTATCACAGTGGGCGCTCTTGCAGCAGTCACTGGTGGTTATGATGCAGGCAAAGAAATCGATGCTATCATCGCTGGTCTTGGCAAGCTCACACCTAAGTTCCGCAGAAATGCAAAAGTATATGTCGCAACTGACGTATACGATAAAATCCTATTCTCAAAGGATGATAATGGAAACTTCAAGTATCCAATCTTCAATAACGCAACCGGGATTTCATCATTCGGTACAATCAGAGTTGAAACTGATGAAAACTTAGCAGCTGGTGATTTCATCATCGGTAACGTTGCTAAGTTCTTCAAAGCAAACTCATTGATTCCAATCCGAATTGAAACCGAAAGAAAAGCTCGCAAAGGTGTCACCGAATACATTGCTAGCGAATACTGTGCTACAGCACCGGTTCCAAATGCGTTTGTCCATGGAACTAAGAAAGCCTAAGGACTAGAGCCATGGGAAAAAACTTAGAAGGACTAAAGGGTGCTTTGAAAAACATCACTGGTAAAACAGTCGATGGCGCAAGCACTGGCGAAGTCTACGAAAACTTCAACCTGCAATATGAAGAAGTAGAACTTACAATAAATGTAGTTGATTCCGAAGGAGCAGCAATTGATACACCTACAGTAGTACTCAAAAAAGGGTCTACAATTGGTAGTGGTGATACAGTAACTGCAGCAAGTGGTAAGTATCCAGTATTATATGGCACATATAACTACTCGATCAGCAAAACTGGTTATGTAACAAAAACTGGTTTAATCACTATCGGATATGATGAAGCACGTGCAGGCGAAGCTGAATCAACAATCGCTCTAGTAGCGTCCTAAGAAAAATAATATGAAAGGGGTGGCATAACATGTCAGTAGCAACAGGCGCAGATTTAGTAAACAAGATTGCTTATGCAGTAGGATATGATGTCTCTGACTTAATATCAAAAGCATATATTGAAGACCTTATCGATGCCGGCATTGAAGATATGAAAGGTGCTGGTGTTCCAGAAGCAATGATCGTACCTACAAATAAACTGGTGGTAGCCACCCTTACCATATTTGTAAATGATAACTTGAATCTAACCACAGGAGCGCATAAAACAAGTTTGATGTATGTAGCAAACATTGACAAACTGCGTTCAATGACTCCTTGAATTAAAATCTCTAAAAGAATTAGAATAAAGGCGGTGATGGATCATGAGAAAAAACGCAACTATATACCTGTTCAATGTTGAGCAAGTGCAGAACCAAGATACAGGCGAACGTGTAAAAACAGTGCAATCCGTAGTGCGTGTTCAAGGATCCATTGGACCAACCGGGAGTGTTACATACTGGCAAGCTCAAGCAGCAAACGTTCAACTACGAGGAACCATCGTAATCCAACATCGAGTATATAAGCAACAAAAGTACATATACTTCAAAGAGAACGGCCAAGGAATCGTATATCAAAGCAATTCAGTTGCACGTGCCGAAGATGAACATCTTATCAAAATTAACTATGAAGACGTCAAAGAAGACAGTATAAAGGAGCTGATAGAAGATGCTATCCAAGGACTATAATGCACTATGGAATCTTCTAAAGGACACTCATCCAGCACCAGTTTACATGGAAAAAATGGACGAGGAAGAAAAAAAGATACCGGAAAAATTTGTAATCTTCGAGCGATCAACAACAGATCAGCCATCCGAATCAGGTGATGGCATTGAAGTTATTAGAGAAAAGTATTTCACAATTAGCATCTACGCTAAAAAAATCACTGATGCAGTCGCCATAATGAATGCATACAGAGATAAGCTCACTCAACATGGTATCCGCTATACACAGCAAGGACCGCTCTACGACACCACAAGTCAACGATACACTGTAGACTTAGATGGAAGATATGCATATGGCGTCTAACGACTTTGAAAAACAAATGCAGGACATCTTAAAAGAAGTAAGTGCTGATACCAAAATCAATGTTGAAAAAGGACTCGATGAAGCATCCAAAATCATGAAAGAAGACTTGGAAGCACATAGTCCAGTAAGTACCAATCCAGGTGAAAAGCTAAAAGGATCCTGGATGATTAAAAACAAGTACACCGGGGTTCGATATGTAGGATCCACAAAGCTTGTACCCACTACAAGAAATGGAAGAAAAACTACAGTACCACTCACCATCGTACTTGAACATGGCGCAAAGAGTCCTCACCGGGGATTTATGCGAAGAAGATTTCAAGCTCAAAAAGCAAATATTATCCTAGCAGTAAAGAAAGCTATTGAAGGAGGAAACAATAATGGCTAAAACTAAAGAAATACAATTTAACGTCAAGAATGTTAAATACTGTTTGGCATCTACACCACTTGTTATCAATGACGTAGCATTCGCTAGTCAAATCAGTTTTGAAGCAGCAATCAGCAAACTACCTATCTACGGTGATGGGCAAAAACTCACCGAAATCTTTGCGGATCAGGGGTTCACTGGCGCACTAACACTTATCCAAGTACCAGAAGACTTCCTAGAAGACTTAGGGTACAAACAAGAAGTGGATGGCACAGGTCTTGCTGACATCGCAGTTTCTAAATCAGTCGAAGTTCATCTCTATTATGAGATTGAAGTTCATGAAAATGACGTTACTAAAACAGTCAAGTTTTGGTGTTATAATGTCATCTTTGAAAGACCAGCTGAAAGCTATCAACAAACAACAGAAACACCAAACCTTACTACCTATGAGTTGCCATTTACAATCTTAGGTATTAATTTATTGGCTACAAGCGGCACTGATGATTATACCGATGCAAATGGTAACACAGTCAAAGTATGGCGTCAAAGAAAACGTCCTACTGACACTGACTATGCGACTTTCGGTACATTCACTGCACCAAAAGTAAAAGCATCCTAAGAGGCGATAACCCATGGCCGTATCTATTAAAATACCTTTGGTTGAAATGGCAATTAATCAAGCGACAAATAAGCTTGAACACCAAAGAAGAGAAATCCTTGTACGAGTTAACACATCAGTGCTAGCAAACTATAAGTGGGAACGAACATTCCAAGCTGAAAAAGACTATGACTTAGTCCATGCAGTAGGAGTGACCCAAGTCAATCTAAAAAACCTGCAAAAGAACCCTAAACTAGGCAGCACTCTTATTGAGAGCTTGCGAGTGGTTTACTGCTTCATCGAAAGCCCAGAACTTCCTACGTTTGAAGATTTCCTAAACGGAATCAACGAAACGAATCTAAGCGAAGTAGTCGATAAGATAGGTGCAATCCTTGAAGAAGTCAATGCGGTATCCTCAAAAAACTAAAAGCTCGATCTGAATACCTGCAGTCGCTGATTAACCGATATGGTAAAGGCAACGGCAATGAGCCAATCGTGATCGAGCCATCGCCTATACTGGCTCGCATACAACAAGCATTGGATGCAAAACTGCCATATGAACTAATAACAAGAATTTCATACCACGACATGTATGCGATGCTTGTTGAAATATGGATCACAAACTTTCAGCAATACGGTAAGCGTATGGAAGAGGAAAGACTCGGAAGTCGTAACGTAGAAAGAAGAGCAGCATCCAAAGCTGATTATTTAGAACTACTCAAATAAAGGAAGTGATTTCATGGCAGCAGAAACAGCAAAAGGTGTCATTATAACCATAGGCGCTGACACTAAACAATTTGAAAAAGGCTTGAGAACAATGGATCGTGAAATCAGAAACACGTCCAAACAAACTGATGCCCTAGTGGAATCACTAAAAATCAAGTGGGATGATACAACCTTTATTGCAGCTCAAAAGGCAGCACAAAAAGCACTTGACGATACCAATACGAAAGCTAAAGCATTACGTGATCAAATGAAGTATCTAGAAGAAAGTGGTGGCTCCGTAGATAGCGAAGGATACAAGCGTCTACAAACGCAGCTAGCGCTAACCGAAACAAGTGCTATCAAGTTAAAAAAAGAACTCCAGGATCTCCAAAACTTAAAGTTTGAGAACCTAGCAAACAAGTTCAATACTGCAGGATCCGCTATAACAAAGGTCGGACGGTCGCTTGCTGTTTTCTCAGCAGCGGCTGTCGGAGCCTTGGCAGGTACTGCAGCACTCTTTAATAGCACCGTTAAAACAGCAGCTTCAATCGATGATTTAAGTCAAGCTGTGAATCTAAGCGCAGAGCAGCTTCAAAAGTGGCAATACATTGCAAACCAACTAGGAGTTGACAATACTACGCTTCAAACGTCCTTAGCTAAAACGCAAGGTTCATTTGCTGATCTTGCACAGGGTGCATCAAGTACAGGCTCCAAGGCGCTTCAACGTCTTGGTTTTAGTGCATCAGATGCAGCTAAAGGCATGGGCGAAAACTTTGAACAAATGATCCAAAGACTAAGCGCCATCCCGGACGCAGCTGAACAAGCATACTTAGCAAATAAAATCTTTGGTGAAAGACTTGGATCCAAAGTTATTCCATTATTGAATGGCGGAGCGGAAGGCATCGCAGCACTCACGAAAGAGTTTGAAGAGCTAGGATACATGACAAACGATCAAGTATCAGCTCTAGCAGCGTATGACGATCAATGGCTAGCGATAAAAACAGCATTCTCAAGCATTAAGAATGACATAGCAGTATCGCTACTACCACTCTTCCAGACATTAACAGATTTAATACAGCAGAAATTAGTACCTGCAGTACGCTCCATGGCGGAATGGTTTGCAGGTTTATCAGATAAAACAAAAGAAAACATCGCAATCATGCTGACAGTAGTTGCAGCGTTGGCTCCAGTAATCCTAATCATAGGAAAGATCACATCAGCGATAGGCGGCATGATTGGCAGTCTTGGCGGTCTTTCTAAAGCATTGACATTCCTAATGGCTCATCCAATCATAGCAGCGATAGCAGCCATCGTAGGCATTATGGTGCTTCTATACACCACAAATGAAAAGGTAAGAGAATCCATCAACAACATCGTATCTACAATAGGAACTGCACTAGCTCCAATCCTGCAGATGTTGGGTGATTTGTTCAACGAAATTATTACAGTCATACAACCACTCATCACTATGATAGGCGACTTGCTAGTACCTATCCTAGATATGATAGGACCTATTATCACACCACTGATACAATTACTACAAGCAGCATTAGTACCAGTCATGGCAATACTATCAAACAACATCAAAGTCTTCATGGCAATATTGACACCAGTCATTAAGTTGCTACAAATGGTCCTGGTACCAGTGATGGGATTAATTCAAAAAGGAATAGCTTTCATCACTCAGCTGATAACACCACTTAAAAATGCACTCATGGGATTGGCTCCAGTATTTGATTTTATTTTTAATCTATTTCAAACCGGGCTTTCTCTTGTAGAAAAAGGGATCCAATTCGTACTCAAAGGCATCGAGAATGTTATCAATAGCGGAATCGATATGATAAACCACTTGATAAGAGCAATCAACAGCCTTGGTGGATGGCTCGGAATATCACTAAAGGAACTCGATCACATCCGAATCAATATCGAATCAGGAACGACAACACAACCAGCAGTGACACCAGAACCACAAACACCTGCAGGAACTGCCCAAGCCGCATTAGATAACACTTACGGCCAAGGTATCAATAACAGTTACAATACGACAACCACAAATGACTATTCAAACAAAGAAGTCAATATCAACGTAACAGTCCAGAACTATGCAGAAGAAGTGGATGTTGATGAAATGGTAAGACAAATTAACATTAAACTTGCAGAAGCAAGATAAGAGGAGTAATCAATATGCGACAATTTATATTATGGAATCATTTAAAATCAAGTTCATTTAATTTCATAAATAATAATATTATTGTTTCTTATCCGACTGGTTTAGGTATTGGATTTGATGTCACTATTGAAAATGGATTAGTAACTTCTTACCAAAGAAAATTCGATGATATTACTTTTTTATTACATATAGGGGTCAATGATAATGCCTATACTAAGTTTAAATTACTGGCTGATTTTATTGCTTTAAACGGTAAAAATAAATTCATTCTTGAATATAGTGTAAATGGAAGAATTTTATATGCTGATGTGTGGGTTAAGAAGTTACCAAAAACCGAAAAGAATGAATATGGTATTTTAAGAGAAAAACTAGAACTTACTAGAACCAGTTATTGGTATGAAATTGTTACTGGAACTTTATCATCAACACATGAAATCATAAATAATACATCGGATGATATTAATGTTAATTTAACAATTAATGGCGAGGGTGAGGTTGGTAACAATATCACATTAAACAATGGGCTTGAAATTAGATTGGGACAATCACAATCAGTAGATGAATCACTCATTATTGATTCAGAAAATAAAGTTGTTACTTTTATAAGTAGTGGGGTAAATTCAAATGGTTATAACAGAATTGATAAGTCAAAAGACACCTTTATGGTTGTTCCAAACGGAACTTATACTTTAACAAAAGGAACTAGTTTATGGAGCGCAATCATTTCATATAACTATAAAAAGTGGGTGATTGATTAATGTATGCAGCACTCTATGGTTATGATGTTGTAGATGGAAAAAGAAAGCACTTAGGTAATGTGATAAACATCGAATATACTACAACACTTAGAACTTATGACTTTAATACTGCCTCGATTAGAGGTGCAACTGAAGTTAAAATGGATGATCCTTTAATCTATGTTATTAACGATGACAGGGGTAATCAAATCTTTTCAGGATTTACAAAAAATTATAAGCCATCTAAAGATAATACAAAATCGGTATCATTTGTCGGTGATGATTTAAAGAAGATACTAGACACGGATATACTGCTTGATTTTTCAAGCGATGGATCATTTGCATTATCGGTAATATTTGCAAAAGTAACAAATGCAGTATTGGCATCTAATAGAGATGATTTTATGTCAAAGTTATCAGTTCAATTTGTTATACCGGTTGATGCATTAGATACAAAAATTATTGCCGATTACACTGGTCAATACTTAATTGTGAATGCATTAAAATTTCTGAAAGTGTACTTATCTTATTATGAGTATTACATCAAAACAACTTACGATATAGTCAATGACACAATTATCTTTGAATTTACAAAAAGCAACCCAAGTGAAATCATTCAAATCAAATTAAAAGACTTTATCCATGAAATCACTTCAAGTGATATTAAAGTAAATAAAACAGTAGCTACCATCAAATATAACACCATATCAGATGAACCATCATGGGTTGAAAGCGATAGTAGTTATTATGCTTCACAACCTGCGGGTAATAAATCATCATTAGCAACAAATGAATTACCTGATCCAAATGGTTACGCACCTGGTTTTGCATTAAGATTACAAAACGGCAGTAATGTATGGACAACAGCTACGGCATCAGATTACAACAATGCAACAAGTAAATTGCAGATGCTTATTGGATTAAATGAAACCTTTTGTGCCGTTCCATCGTTAGGCGACATGATGGGACGTGCAGGTGATTCTAATCAATATTCAGTTAATACAGTTATCAAATTCAATTACTTTTTATCTGATGGTACACTTTGCAGTCAAACTGCTTATTTGAAAAGAACTGCATCAACTCCAACTTATGACTATTACAAACTAAGTGATGTAACTTACATTCCAAGACCTAGTTTGCCTGAAAAAATCTATTTATTAGGTAAAGATAACAAAATCTATGATGGATACCAATCAATTGCAGAAAGCAATCGAATTTATCCAGTAGTTTCTAAAATATTTGAAGCAGAGTTTTTATCAGAAGCGCAAGTAAATGCAGTCTATGAACTCGCTAATAGTCGTTACATGGAAAATATCATTATTACTGATAATAACGTAGCGATGCCAATTGATTTAGAATCACTTGAATTGTATTCGATGATTCGTGCCTACGATGATAATGGTAATTTCAAAGATATACCAATATCAGAAAAGACTTATATTCATAATTCAAAAAATAGTTATGTCGAAATAAAGTTAGGATTTAAAAGAACATTATTAACTGAAATTATTAAAGAAGAAGTAGCGGTTACCGATGTTGTTAAAAAGACTGGCGGAAATAAAGGCGTAACTAATGTCATTCAACAAAATACGGATATTCAAATTACAGATGCAAGCCATGAACCTGATCCTAATAATGGTGGTACATGGTTCATGATTGATGACTAGGAGGTTAAAAGATGATAGTTGCAATCTTAAAAGAAAATATTGATGGTAAGTGGCGTGATGTAATACAACCACTATATGCAATAGGTGATGAAATCCATACACCAAACGGGAAGACTTATGAGGTAACTCAAGTCAATGGAAGTAAAGTAACTCTAGAGGAAAAATCATGAACTATTCAAAATTGACAAAATCGGAATTAATAAAAAAGATTGAATCTTTAGAAAAAGATATTGCAATAAATAAAGTGAAAGTTGATGATTACGACAAGTTAAAACTTAGTCATGACATTATCGTTAGTGCTAGAAAAGAGGATCAAGAAAAAGTATCTAAAGCAGAAGAAGTGATTGCTACTTTTGAATCAAGAGAAAATGAACTAATCCAACAATTCCAGCATCATCAAAATGTAATGAAGAAAGACTTAGATAGTCAGAACGAAACAATAGTTAATCTATTTGACATGATGGATAACACTATCAATCTACAAGTTTTATACTATCAAAAATATAAAGACATCTTTATTAGTGTTAAGAAGAAAGAGGACTAATTTATGGCCACTTATGATGTAACAATTAAAAAGCATAACGGTAGCGATTGGGATACTATTTATCCTAAAACTAAAGCAGAAAACATTATATCAGGGGTATTAGATGCTGCACGTATTCCAAGTTTAGATGCATCTAAAATCAATGCAGGAACACTTGGAGTAGATAGAATTCCAAATCTCAATGCATCCAAAATCAATGCAGGAGTGTTAGATGTTGCACGTATTCCATCGCTTGATGCAAGTAAGATTGCATCAGGAGTGTTAGATGCGGCAAGACTACCTGCAATTGCATTAACAAACGTGATGGTATCTACAACACTAGCATCTTTTATCACTATTTATGCCGATGATCCTACTTCCGCACAAGAGGGAGATGTGTTGATTCTTACAACTGATAAACAAACCTATATTCATAATGGTGGTACAACAGGTACTGCATCAGACTTCACATTGTTACAAACACCTGATGATGTTGTGACTTCAGTTGCAGGCAAAACTGGAGCGGTATCACTCGTTAAGGGCGATGTTGGATTAGGTAACGTTGATAATACATCAGATGCAAACAAGCCAGTATCCACGGCACAAGCAGCAGCTATTGCATTAAAGGTAACAGCCAACACTGCTATTACTGGAGCAACTAAAACTAAAATTACATATGATTCAAAAGGGTTAGTTACTGGCGGGGCAGATTTAGCAGAGGGAGACATCCCGAGTTTACCTGCTTCTAAGATTGGCAGTGGAACATTGGCAGATGCTCGTATTCCTGCCTTGGCCATTTCTAAGATTACAGGATTACAAGGTGCATTGGATATTAAACAAAGACTAATCACCTATATTGCGAGCGGTTCAATACCTACTCCTGATACAGGTCCATGGTCAGACGGTGATATTATTTTCCATAACGTTTAACTAGGGGGTCAATATGGCGGATAGAACTATAACAATTAAAAAGTATGATGGTTCTAATTGGGATAATTTCTATCCAAAAACGACCATCGCACAAGTCATCAACTTAAGTACTCAACTTGCAAATATGGAAAGTGCCATTAATGGAAAAGCACCATCGGCGCATACACATGTTTATAGTGATATAAACAATAGACCTCAATTCTCAGTAAGCGGAACCACACTTACAATCACACTACCTTAGGAGTAATTATGCCATTAAAAGTTGGATCAACAAACATGATAAATGTTTATACAAGTAATGCAAAATGGCAGTTAGATAATGCTGCTACTGGTCTTGATGGTGGTGATTACGGTAGAGATCCACTAGAGGAAATAACCTGCCCATTTAGTATGGTTGGTATAGGCTATGTAACTTATGGTGGAAACAAATACAAATGTGTTGGTACAAGAGATGAAGTGTATGAAGTTAAGGTTGGAAGTACCACAATGCATAAAAGACCACTTATTACATTTAATTTAAATTATTCAGGTGGTGGAACATACTCAACCCAAAGAAGAACTACTGGCGTTGAAACGGTAACTAATCCAGGTAATCCAACAAGAAGCGGATATACCTTTAATGGATGGTTTACAGCGACAAGTGGGGGCAGTCAATTAACCTTTCCATATACAACCCCTAGCGCAGATACAACCTATTATGCACAATGGACAGAATCCACACCGCAAACAGTTATGCCTACCTTGTTTACGCAGTATATAGGCACATCGTTGGTATCAGTTCAAGTAAGAGCAAGAAACGTGGATAATTCAGGTTCAGCAACTATCTTGATGGACGTAGGAACAAATCCACCAACCACTAATAGGGGATCAATTGCATACAACGCATACACATCATGGGTAACAGTCACACAGCAAGGGGTAGGTGTTACAGTCTATGCAACTGCTCAGGTCAGTGGTGAATTAAAATCAGCAGTTAGGTCGGTATACGCAGAATGATTACATTAAAAGAACAATTTATAAATGATATCAGACAGTCACCATCTGAATCAAAATTCAAAACCATTGAGGTTTTGGATACCGGTGAAAATAATGAAATGGTTTGGGAGTGTTCTCATGAAAGTATGCTTATTATCCTTTCTTCAAGGTTTGATGATAACTTGCATGGAAGTGTTCCAAACGGAGTAACAACAACAATACAAGGATGGGAAATCATAACATGACTGAAACATTAAATAAAAGATTTGCATATCGGATTGGCGACCACTTACCTAAGTGGCTAAGAATCCTTTATTACATCGTATTGTTCGGAACGCTAGTGTATGTCCTAGTATGGCTCATAGCTAAATTGCTCGTAGGAATCCAAAAAGTAGGATACACATTGTTTTCACCATCATGGTATTGGCCATTCATCACAAGCTTGTTCATTCTAGCGGTAGGCACATTTATTGTGGCACAAGTAATCCTAGGACTAGACCCATGGGGAGCGTTTACTCAATGGGTAGAAGAAAGCGTGATAAAATTATTAGGAGGGGTCTATGTGGGGGAAATTACGAACATTAATTGAGTTAATCCTATATTACATCTTTACTGCCATTGCTGGTTTAATGGATAGCATAGAACTAGCATGGCTTCAAAAAACATTTTACATGCTCTCTATAGTGCTATTACTTGTAGCCATGGGCAAAGTAATGAGAGGTGGTAAGATGAACGTAGAGAAAATGACATCAGCAGCAGCAACTGCTGATCAGGTATTATATCCAGAAACTAAGGCAAAATTAGCAGTTAGACTATTAAGATCATTCAAAAAAGGAGGAAGTAACATGTTTGGATGGGCAAAAAGATTAAGTGTAGTACAAATTTTATCATTCGTTTTAACGGTCGTTCTAATTATTTTAGGCGTGCTCTCAGTCATCGTACCTGAGCTATCACCGTTCAGCGAATACATTGTTGAAATCCTTGTATTTGCAGGGTTCTCAGCAGCACCCGGTATCCTTTCATTTGGTAAAGAGCTAGGGGAAAAGGCGAAGAGAGTTAAGGAAGCAAAAGACAAGAAACACGCATTGCTTAAAGAACTCAAATCCATAGATCATGACGTCAAAACTATTACTGATTTAAATCATGACGTTATTGAAGCAGTAAATCGTATCAAGAAATTAAAAGCTGGTGCATTAACAGCAGAGCAGCAAATTAGATACGATAGTTATGAGGCGCAATTGAATGCACTCAAAGCAAGGTCGGATGAGATTGGACTAGAAGTAAATTCACTCGATATGATCATCAACGATAGCGGAGGTGAACTCCATGGGTAAAACTAACTTAGCATCCTATGGTAAAATCCGAAGCGCAGAAGAGCTTGTGAAACTTACAAACGAATCTCTAACAAAGGTTGCTGTAGGTGTCACTGAAAATGGCGCTCTTTATATCATCAACAATGCTGGTGGACCAGAAGCAATCGACACAGTTCGAGCATGCTCAATCTTAGGTGTCACAATTGATGAATTGAAAGAAATCATTGCATCAAGAGGCACTGTAGAGTTTGAAAGATTTAACGTCCAAGAAGAAAACGTTCCAAACGCTCCTGTAGCGGTTGAAATCATCGAAGACGAAGAAGAACTCACACCAGTAGCTGAAAAAGCGGAGGAAGCCAAATTTGAAGCCGAAGAAGTCCAAACGGAACAAGAAGTCACAGCACCAACCGAACCAGAACCAGAAACAGTTACTATCGGTAAAGAACGCTATGATGAACTCATTGAATGCGAAGCCAAGAAAGACGAAGCACTTGAAAATCTTGGGATAGCAAATGAGAAGATCCAGGAGCTAGAAAAGAAGCTAGAAGAACTGGATGCAATCAAAGCAGCTGCAAAGACAATCGCAACATTGTTCCAATAATATAAAGCCCTTGTATAGACACCAATCTATAAGGGCTTTTTTTATTGCACTTCAATATAACATAAGCGTTGACTAAGTAAACGCTATTTGATATAATGGTGTTAGAAATAAGGCAAAGGCCATGGAGGAATAAAATGAAATACGGAATGCGACTAAGAGGGTTCAGCATAGGATGCCAACCAATGAACGGATTTATAAGAAGACATGATGATCCAACCAATACATACTACGACATCATAGAATACGATAGAAAATTAACCGAAGAAGAAATCGAAACATACAGCCTAGATGAAATAACCGAAGAACAATAAAAATCGAAACTAGAGCAAACCCACAGGCTCTAGTCCACTGGAGTAGCCACCCAGTGCTGATGAGATAGGCTAGAAAGAGAAAACAATGACAAAAAAGCAAATAGAAGCAAAAATGGAAACACTACAGGATGAAATAAACAAGATAGAAGAAGAATACATCCCAAACCTAGAAGAGAAAAAAGAGAAAATAGAAGAAAAAGCATATGAAAGAGAATCAGGCGAAAACACTGAGAAAGAGCAAGAAAAAATAGAAAAAATAGAATCACAAATTGAAGGACTAGAAGAAGTCAAAGATGCACTACAAGAAGCTTATGATAAATACCAAGAAATACTAGAATCATACGAATAATCGAAACTAGAGCAAACCCACAGGCTCTAGTCCACTGGAGCAGCCACCCAGTGCTGATGAGATAGGCTAGGAGGAAATTAAAATGGTAGTAGAAGTTAGATGCGAATATCAAAAAAAACCAAAGAATGAATATGTCACAATGAAAAACATAGGTACAGGTGAATCACACCAAATCAAAAGTCCAAATGAAACATGGAAATCAAACTTCACAGTCGAAGTTGCTGATGGAACCAAAGCTGATGAGCTAATCAAAAAAGTAGAAAAGCACATGGTAGAAAAAAGCGATGCAATCCAAGGTACAGTGGTAGTTAAAAAATTAATCAAATTAGAAATAATCAAAATTTAAAAATCGAAACTAGAGCAAACCCACAGGCTCTAGTCCACTGGAGCAGCCACCCAGTGCTGATGAGATAGGCTAGGAGGTAATTAATGAGAATCATAGAACAACTTCAAAATGTGTTTAATAAGAATGTGTGGAAGCCAGATTATCTAACAAAAATAGACTCTGATCCTAGATGGCGTGCAATCGATGTCATTGAAGAAAAAAAAGGCATAACACTGGAATGGAATTGGGAAGATACTGATTTTTCAAAGATAGGATCAAACCCAATAGTCATCGAATTCACATCTACAAAAGATGATGTAATCAAGTATAAAAAAGGATTAAAAATTGTAGAAAAAATTGTAGATAAGATAAACTACGAATTAATCACAGGAAAAAATCTTATTATACTAATAGAAAGAGTGAAATGATGAGCAAAACAAAGAAGTACGTTGTGATTGATGCAGGAGCAAAAATACTAAAAACAAGAAGCTATACCAAAGCTGAAAAACTAGTAGAAAAAAGAAATAAAAATAAAAAACATCCTCGAGCATACATGGATGAAGAAAGGGAAGATTAAAATGAAAGTAAAAGTCATTGTAGAATTTAAAAACGGAATGATATGTAAAACCGAAGATTGGCATCATGTAAAATCACAGTATCAATTAGAATCGATAGTACAAAAACTAGTGATTGAAATGGGGGTTGAATTGGGAAAACCAAAAGTGACATACATAACAGACCCAAATGAAAAAAGAGATCCAAGCAACTTGGCATGGACACCAGTAAAGTTAGGACAAATAAGCGAAGGAAATTACGTAACACAAATACTAGCAAAGACACCTAGGAAAATCGTTAGAGTCGAAAAGACAGAGCATTTGATAACACTTTATGAAGAAGGAAGAGAATCGCCATATTTAAAAGCTAACCCAGAATACCCACTGGATTTATTGATCGATAATATAACTAGAGAACCAGTAATCAAATTGGAGTTATACTATGAATAAATCAATACCAAAAAGCATACATGGATATGCAACATTTAAAACAAAGCCACAAAGAGAAGACTTATTGCCACAAACAAAGTACATCATAGAATATCAAATCCAGGTCACAAAAGAAGAATTTGAAGACTTAATAAACAACCCACTAGATGATAAAAAGTTCATCATAGAAAATAAAGAAACGATGTACACAGATGATAAAGGTATGTGGCACTGCTTATTAGTGACATGCGATGGATATAATTACGGTATCCTGATTGATTCGGAAGGATACGATTATGCCAGATACGCAGCAATCATCACACTGTGAGGTAGAAAAAATGATTTACTATGAACAAACGAATAATAACTTTAGAAATAAAAAAACAACTGATTGTGTTGTCCGGGCAATTACATCAGCTACTGGAAAAAAGTACATTGAAGTATTGGACATGCTGATAGAAGAATACAAAAAAAGTGGAAATCATATTGCAGATCCAAAGAACTACACGAAGGTACTTGGTGAACTAGGATACATCAAATATGCTCAACCTAAAAAATGGGATAAAAAGAAGTACCGCATTGATGAAATAGAAAAAGTAGTAGAAGCTGATACCATAATAGTAAGTGTCAATAAGCATCTAACCTGCATAATAACTAAAGATCATCGAAAATTTTTAATAGATATATGGGATTGCAGAAACAAATACATCCGGAATTACTGGATAAAAAGGAAGGTATAAACATGACAAACGAAATGATGAAAAACATCTTACTAGAAGTAGCGAAGATTGAGAAGAACCCAAACAAAAATGTAACAATAGAACTTGCCACAGTTAATCAAGAACAAGAAGTAAAACAGGTGATCGTCGCCATCCATGGGAAAGGATTTAGTATAAGAAAAGAAGCTATTAAAATAAACCCATTATGCGAAATTATTAATTCGACATTAATAGAGGCAATGATACTACTTGAAAAGGATATCAGACCAAAAGAAGAATCGGATGCGGCTGTAATTAAAGCTGCACGTGAAGCAAATGGACTCGATCAACTGCAGGCTGCAACAATCCTAGGCATTACAAAACAGCAGCTAAGTTCATGGGAAAATGGAAACAGAATTCCGGGAAAAATAAACAAAGAAAAGATAGCAAAAAAACTTGAATTCCCAATATCATACTTTCAAAATGATTAAAAAGTATACATGATGTAAAAAAAGTGCATTGACAATGTAAGCGGATGCGACTATAATAAATCTAAAACGAAAGGAAAAAGATATATGGCAATCAAGTCCGCAAACCCTGAAATCGTAAAAGCGCTCATGCATATTGGCAATATAAAGCAGGATGAATTAGCAAAAATCCTAGGCATAACTAGGGTTGCGATGTCACACAAAGTGACAGGGAAAAGTAAGATATTCCCAAAAGATGTTGAGAAGCTGAGTGAATACTTTAAAGTCAAAGAAGAAGTGTTCTATCAAGAAGATGTAAAAAGCATACTAGTCATTAACCAAAAATAGGAGGTATAAAAATGACAGAGCCAGAAAGAAAAAGAGAAGTAAAAGAAGTAATAATTCAAGCCCAAAAAAATGTAGCTGAGATTAAGATATTTTATGGGCAAATATCAAAAAATAATCAGTCGCAAACATCCGAAAAGAATGAGATAGAAGCTACCATCTCAGGATCAATAGACAGGTTAAAAAGATTAGGTGTAAGTCAAGAAGAAATAGATAAAATTGACTTTAACCAAAATGACCAAATAGCTAAGTTCATTATATGGTGCAACGAAAATAAATTGAATCCAAAGGACTATAAGTCACTTGAGAGATATCAAAAGGAAGTTGGCATATCATGAAATTATTACAACTTAGAAGACAAAAGAAGATTAGTAAAAATGAGCTAGCAATAGCAGTTGGAGTAAAAGAAAAAATCATAGCAATGATAGAAGACTATCGAGTGCTTCCGACACCAGAAACTATGATTAAAATTGAAACAGCATTGGATGTTGATCGTCTTCAAATTTACACCAGGGAAGAAATAAGACTACTCAAGAAAAAGAACGGAAGAAACGATATTCCAGAAGATTATCCATACTTCCATATTCACGTTAGAATGGATCGTAAGTTTAAAGATTTATTCTCAAAATCAGCATTGAAAGAAGCCGGATATAAAAGTCTAAATGATTGGTTCATGCGTCGAGCGTATGACCTAATAAAAAGGATTGAATATGTAACCGAAGCTAAAAAGAAAAAAGACACCGCATACCTTCCGCCAGAAGAAATTAGAGTCTTATTTGACAACCCATTTATTGTCAATAATAGGATATCAAATAAACATTCAAATGTCAATGGGAAGGAAAATGAGCAATGGCAAGAAGAGTAAAATACTTTGGTGGGCAGCATCAAACATGGCCAATTAAAGATCCAAGGGAACTTGAAAGATTTATGTTCCAATTATTAAAAAGAAGAGAATCAGCAAAAACTGATGTCAAAAAAGAGCAAGCTGATAGAAACTGGATGCTGTGTGTACTAGGATTTAATACAGCACTTAGAGCAGAAGATTTGCTTCAAATAAGAGTTAAAGATGTCATTAAGGGTTATGTATCAATCAAAGAAAACAAAACCGGTAAAATGCAAAATTACAAAATGAATAAGCAACTGCATGAAGACATCCTAGAATATATTCAAAGAAACAACTTGACTGAATATGATTACATGTTCATGGGTCAAAAAAAAATACATCAAGGCAAGAAAATATACTTGCCAATCACTCGACAACAAGGACATAAGATAGTTTCGGATATAGCTGATGAAGTCGGAATAGGATATACGTTCGGTCTTCATAGTCTAAGAAAAACATTCGGATACCATTACATCTTAGGTGGTGGATCCTGGCAAACACTATCGAAAATGTACAACCACAATGACATTATAACAACGCAGCTCTATGTCATGTGGGATTTAAATGATGCACAAAAAGAAAGAGTAAAAGTTTATATTGGCGGAGTCCATAAAAAATAGAAAGTGAAGGATATTAAAAAATGGCAAGAAGAATGTTCTCAGATCAAATAACGGACAGTGACATGTTCCTTAACATGCCTGTATCAGCACAAAATTATTATTTCCACCTAATCTCAAAAGCTGACGATGATGGGTTCGTAAAAAACCCAATGGCAGTAATGAGAAACGTAAAAGCCAGCAATGATGATTATATGCTGCTTATAGCAAAAAGGTTCATTATAGCGTTTGAAAATGGAGTAGTAGTAATCAAACACTGGCGCATCCACAATCTCATTAGATGGGATCGTTACAAACCCACAGTATATCAAGAACAAATGGCACTGTTGGACATGAAAGATAACAAAGCTTACACCTTAAAAGAGATTAAAGAACCGCATGATTTATTCGACTCAATAGTAGAAGAAAACGAGTCTGGCAACCAAATGGCAACCAAAGATAAGTTAAGTAAAGTTAAGTCAAGAGGAAAAGAAACACCTGCGCTAATTGCTGCNCAGGAAGTAGCAACAGAAGAATCCATCCAAGATAGATTCGAACGATTTTGGAAAGCATATCCAAAGAAGAAAGCTAAAGATAAAGCTGAGTCATGGTTTAAAAGAAAGAAACCCACTGTTGAGCTAGTCGACATTATGATAGAAGCAATTCATAAGTTTAAAAAAACAGAAGACTGGAAAAAGGAAGACGGCAAGTTCATACCTTATCCAGCTACATGGCTAAACGATGGAAGATGGAAAGACGAAATCGACAGCGACGTTGTAATGAGAGTAGAAAAAAGATGGGGAGGCTTCCTAGATGCTGAGTAAAAAAGTATTCGTACAGGGCATGGAACTTCTAAATGCATTCTACGTATACTTCAAGCTCGACTTAGATAATCCGCTTGTACAGCAAGTATGGTACATGACATTTAAAAACCTATCCGATGCTGAATTTGAAACATTAATACAAAACTATATGATGGAAAACTCCAGACCACCGGACTCACCTACTCGACTTATTGAATCCATGAGAGATACGATAACGAATAAAAGCATGAGTGGCGAAGCAGCTTGGGAATCAATACTAGTAATGCTTAGAAACAAAAAGTATAACGGATACAATCCATCGCATGGCACTGTTTACTACATAGATGACATGATAGAAGACATAACAGATCCTGCGCTTAAAATAACCATAGCAGAAATGAAATCCCAAATTAAAGATTATACAAACGAATGGGTTAGAAAAGAGTTCATTGAAAACTATGAGAGAAACAAAAAGCAGCAAGTCAAAAAAACAGTAAGTATTGAATTCAATATCAAAGCAATCGATTATAAAAAGTAAAGGGGAAAAAGTGAAGACTATTAAATGTGAAAAATGCGGTAAGCCATTAACAACTTACGGATGCACAAACTCAGGATGTCCTGAATACTACGACATAAGAGAAGTACCCATGGAATTTATAACAGCAATGATAGAAGAGCATGGAATTCATCATAAATTAAAAAGAGATCCTAACTTGTATATAAGTCAAGCTGATGATGGCGAATGGGTAGTATGTGATAATACATCATATGACTGCTTCATAGAATCATTTAAATCAAAAGATAAAGCCATTAGGTATTTAATGGGTGAAGATCCGGAAATTTTATATGAAGAAGAAGAACGTGAAGCTCATGATAATAACACCAAATGAGAATCATCATACTAAGAAACAAACCAAACTAACCGAAGAATTTGCAATCGAAGTATCAAAAAGATACAAGTTACCAGATTATGAAATAAGCTGGACAACAAGGTGTCCGTTTATAAAATTCAAAAAGGATGGAGTCATTATATTCGAAACAGGTATATGGGAACAAGGATACTCACTATCAAAGTGTATTAAGCCCAGACATTACCAAAACATCCTTACAGCAGCTCAAAAAAAAGAAGATGTGTTCAAAGAAATAGATAAGCTACTTAATATATCATCCCAAATAAAAATAACGCAAATGTCAATATTCGACATTTAGATGGAGGAAAAATGAAAAGAGTATTATTGTACAGCATTGAAAAACAGTACATCGATAAAATAAAAAAGCAGCTCAAAAAAATAGAAGTAAGAAAAAGAACCCTGCCAAAGTGGGCATTGAAAATCATCAGCCATGGCGAATCTGTAGAAGCATACGCATACGAAACCATAGGTAAATCATTCTATGTGAGTGAAAAAACATGGGAAGAAAAATACCCAGAATGGTATGGTTACGAAATATTTAATAAGCGTGGGTTAAGACTAATTAGCGATGGTAGAGGTCTTGTAGTCGTCAAGTTTAGGGTGAGTGGAACTACAAGATATGTTGATTGTAGTGGTTGTACAAACAATGAAAATGGTTATGAGTGTCAAAACGATTTCATGTATTTATTGAGTGTTGATCCTGAATTAAGAAAAGCCACTTGCTTAACACCTGATGAGATTGAAGAATACGGCAACGGTGCTGACCTCTACGCCCACCACTTAACGAACATACAACCGATTGATCCGATGGACATTGATGAATTTTACATACCAAGTAAAGATGCCGAGAATGTAGGATCGTTTGGATGGGCATTTGAATATGAACCATTTATACCATTAAAACGAGCGCCACAATCATTCATGACAGCATATATAAAGGAGGAATGTAACAATGGATAAAGCTCTAACAGCTAAACCGGGACAAGCAGTAAAAGTCAAGTACATGGGTGAATGGATTGATGCAATACTTATTCAAATAACCATGTTTCACGTGAAACTAGTTCTTGTATACAATGGTGAAATAAGACATGTAAATGTTGAGCATCACCTTGTAAGAGATTTCAAATCGAGAGTGGGTGTACCCAGATGATATATCAAACACCTGCAGGAAAAGGAAATTACGGCATAATACTTTTAGATCCACCATGGCAGCTCATGCGTGGCGGAAAAATGAAAAAGAAACCAAATTCATCAGGAATGCCTGTTCCATATAAAACGATGTCATTGGATGAAATTAAAAAATACATTCAAGAAATAACAACTGCATCGCCAGAAGCAAACCTGTTTGTATGGTGCATCCAAAAGTATTATATTGAACTAGATAAAATAATGAAGAGTCTAGGATACAAAAAGCATACAGATATTATATGGTCAAAAGGAAACGGACCATGCCCAGCATTCACAGTTAGAATGACCCACGAATACCTGCAATGGTGGTATAAACCCGGACACATTCAAATGCCAATCAATCCCGGACATCACGCATCAGTTATTCATGAACCCAACTCAGATCACAGTAAAAAACCAAAAGCAGCATATGAACTCATAGAATCAATGTTCCCTGATACATTAAAGTATGAAGTGTTTGCAAGAAAAGAGAGAATCGGATGGGATGCATTCGGTGATGAAATAGGAGGTAGCAGCCATGGGCAATGAGAAAAAACCAAGTAACATAAAGAATAAAAAAGGTGAAGTGTGGAGGTTCTTGGGAACTAAACACATGCTAAGCAACTATGGAAGATGTTACTCACTGACATATAAAAGAATCATCAAACAATTTAAAAATAACAGTGGGTACTACAGAATTAAGATAGGAACAAAGTGGCACTTCACACACATCAAAGTAGTAGAACTCTTTGGCGATATCAATGGAGTCAACCTTGCGCATATAGACTCGTTGATAGATAACGGACTATCAATCGACCATATCGATCGTAAAAAAAGAAATAACAAACAAAGCAATCTAGAGATAGTCACACATCAAGAAAACTGTCAAAGAAAGTTCAAAAAAGACGATGATGACAAAATATCAAATCAATAATGAATCAGCACGTTCATGGTGTATTAAGAATAAAGTAAGCTACCCAAAAACACTTAAACTCATAAAATCAGGAATACCAGAAGAAGAGATAAAAAAGATCCTGGGAAAAAGATATGAAGCTAGAACAATTGAACAAGCTACATCAATAGCAGCTAAGAGATGGATGAATGCTAAAACAAGGGAAGATAGAATTGCAATCAGATCCTGGTTCACAAAGCACTACGAAGACCATCCAAGGTACAGCGAAATGTGGGATAAGGTAGTAAACGGTCAAGCTCAAATCAAATGGCTTCCGGTTGAAGGTTATCCCGGTTACGAAATAAGTAACCAAGGCATCCTAAAAAAATATTTAAAAGATGTAGCACTAGTACTTAGACCATATAGGAAGAAGATATGGAACAAGTCCAAAACAAAATATAGATACCACCTGTTCGTAAAAATGCATGGAACTGAAGGAATGAAATATGTCAAGCTCGCAAAAATAGTTGCGACAGCATTTATAAGATCAACTGACAATTTATACATTCATCACATAGATGGTAACTACAAAAACTGTAGAGCTGATAATTTAGAACTACTAGAAAAATCAAAACATGGAATCTTAACAGGATATCAAAAAAGCCAATCCAAAGAAATCCAACTACTAGACGAAAAAGGAAACGTCATAAAAGAGTACAGATCATCTAGGACAGCAGCAAAAGCACTATACGTAAGTTATCAAACGATACTTGACATATGCCATGGCCGTATTAAAAAAGAAGCCATTGTAAATGTAAGATTTAAAAAGGATGTGAAGACATGATCATAAAATTAGTAAGAGTAACTGATGATTATAATGAACAAGGAAACAACCATTTATTTACAAACGGCAATCAAAACTACTATGTCATATCGGAAACAAAACTCGATCCAGGTAAGTTTTATGATGTGCAAATTCATAAAACACAGCAAATTAGAATGCATAGATATTACATTGAAGACATCAATACGATTGCAATTGAAGTAACGGAAGGACTTGAAATCATCATCGATGAAGCACTTGAACTCCTAGGACATGAAGAAATACTAAAGCTACCATTCAATGAAACCATCGATAAAGTTAATAAGATAGCAAACGCACTTCACGAATCAAAAGCTCAATGCATCAAAATAAGACACTATGATTTATACAAGGAAGCATATGAAATATTTATGAATGCAGTATCGAATATCAATCAAGAAGAAAGAAAGCGAATCATAGAGATTGCTAGAAAGATAGAGGAAGAGTCATGAAAGCAGAAGAACAACTTCAAGCAGCTGTCATAAAATGGAAGCAAAGAACCTTTATAACAAAAAAGGAATCAGAAGTACCAGTAGCATGTTCAAACGAAATCTACCCACCACAAATTGACAACCTAGAAGAAATAAAAACTGTAGAAGCACACCTGCATCTAGGAAAACTTTACAAGGAAGCATACGAAATCCTAGTGCGTAGTCAATACTCACAAATGCCCATGGACGATAAGCTTAGAATGATACAAATTGAAACTGAACTTGATAAAGAGCAAAACAAGTTAGGAATAGGAGTCAATCCCAGACTATGAAAGTATTATGTACAGGAACAAACATATGGGGTACGATACCAATCTACCTATCAGCAAACCTAAAAGAGCTGCAAAGACCCACACCATTTGCAACAATCGACATCCATGGCCATGAAATACACAGCAAGATGTTTGGTGAAACATATCCCGAACCAAAGATGATCGAACTAAAAAAGGGTGACTATGTAATGATGATATCGGAAGATGACATCAAACGTGATGGCGATATGGCATGCGGACATAATCACTACTACGATGGCGTTAGGCTCATCAGTGTATACACCAAACAAGAATACAAAATAGAGATACCAAAAAAGGTGTATATCCCAGACTGGATAAAGTTCAAAAACTAAATCCAGGATCATAGTACCCACAGATAAAAAAAGGCTCATTTAACGTAAATCAATTTTATTGTAATATTTTTATAGAAAACAAAAAAACAAAAAAACGAGATATGAGCCTTACTGACTTGAAAGAAGTATCAAAAGCACTAAAATAAAAAATCTTACACTCTTTGTAATTATGTAAGATTAAAAAAGCCAAAAAAGGAGGCTCAATAATGAGTAAAACAGTATTCAAACTAGATGGAAATTATGTAATTGGCTTTACATACAAGGACGGAAAGATGATTCCATGGACGACAGATAATGTCAAAGAAATACCAAGCAACCTACTCCATGGAGCGGTGATGCAAGAAATGATTAAGCAAAGTATGGATCCAGGACAAAAACTAGAAACGGAAGAGGTAGAACTATGACTTACCAAGAATTAAAAAAGAAGCTGCAGGACAGATTCAATCAATTCTTAAGTGAAAATGGGTTCTTTGCATTCAGCGATGAGCAATTCGAAGATGGCAAAAAGAAAATCCAAACACCAAACAACGAAGACATTACAAGCATCGGCATGGGCGGATACATCAAGAAGAGCAATAAGGAAGAATACAGCAAGCTCATCAAGGAAACAAGCAAAGAAGAAAAAGACTGGCTGTTAGATCATGATAATTTAAAACAAGCTCTATGGTATGAACTAGCAAACCACGAGTACCAATACACCGAAGAAATCGAAGACACACTGGATGCATTATCGCTGCCAGATGGATACTGGGATAACCCAGTGAACCAAGAACTGCTAAACACAGTTATCAAAGAATACATGAAGAAAACGGATGGATTCTAAGAAACGAGATAGTGTGGTACAAACCAAATGCCATGCCATCGAGCGTAAAGGACAGGTTCACAGTAGACTTTGAAAAGATATACTTCTTCACAAAGAATACAACATACTACTTCAACCAAGCTAAAGAACCCATGCAGAAGAACTACAAAGAAGTCGTAAGGGGGAGTAAGGGAGTCATAGGACCACTGAACGGTGGAAGAAGAGTCAAGAAGCAGCAAGAACCAAAGCTCATAGATGACAACCTAATGCGAAACAAACGATGTGTGTGGACAATCAACACGCATAAAAGTCCATTCGAACATTTCGCAACGTTCCCAAAGGAACTGGTAGAAACAATCATAGAAGCAGGATGCAAGCCAAGCGGTACAGTCTTAGACATGTTCTTAGGATCAGGTACCACAAGCTTCGTGGCAAGCACTATGAATAGAAAGTATGTCGGAATCGAAATCAACCCGGAATATGCTGAGATAGCAAGGAAGAGAATGGAACTCGTACAGATCAGCATGTTCGGATGGAAGGAGGAATAACATGGCAAAGAAGAAAAAGGAAAGCGTAACATGCGCATACTGCGGAAAAGAAATAGAAGACGAGTATGTAATGGTAGGCGATAACTACCTGCAGGTTAACTACTTCGATGAGTATGATGGTTCAGATAACATCTTCTGTAATACAGGATGCATGGCAAGCTCACTAAGTGTGATGCACATATCGAAAGAAGATGATGAATGGCCATTAGAAAACAGTGAAAATGAAGCTGAAAAGGATGTAGAAGACAGTGAAAACACCTGAAAATGTTATAAAATTCTATCAATCAGAAGCATGGAAACGTGTAAGAAGAATGATAAGAGCTGAACGCATGGGAATATGTGAAGACTGTGGTGGAGTGGGTACAGAAGTACACCATATCATTCCATTATCAGCGGACAATGTGTCAGATCCAACCATCAGTATCAACCCAAAGAACCTGCAACTTTTATGTAGGGGATGTCACAACTCAAAACGTGCGCGCGAGGTGCAGCTGAGAGATGAATTGATGTTCGATGAGAGAGGCAATCTCATTAAGAAACCAAACAGATGAAGCATACCCCCCGGTCTCATTTCAAAAAAAAGCATTTCCGCCACACCGGGCGTGGGGTTCTTCACAAAAATATGCCGATTTTTGAAAAAACTTGACATTGTGTTAAACTTTTAGAGAAGGATGTGAAAAGCATGGAAGTAAAAATGATAGATCCAAAAAGTATTATTCCGTATGAAAATAACCCAAGAAAAAACGACAAAGCAGTAAAACCTTTGATGGAATCCATTCAGCAGTTTGGATTTAATGTACCAATCACAGTAGACAAAAACATGGTAGTCGTAACAGGACACACCAGACTTCGAGCGGCATTAAAATTAAAGATGAATGAAGTACCCATTATAGTTCTAGATGGACTTGATGATGAAAAAATAAAAGCATTTAGGTTAGCTGACAATAAGCTGTCCGAAATTGCAGATTGGGATATACAAAAACTTATTGAAGAGCTTCAAGGCATAGAAATTGACATGACAATCTTTGGCTTCAAAAAAGAGAAGAGTGTTAACGATGTCGAAGGTGATGATTATGATTTCACACTAGACCCAAAACCAAAGAGCAAACTAGGTGATATTTATCAACTAGGAAGACACCGACTCATATGTGGTGATGCACGTATTAAAAATGATATTGACAGCCTTATGGATGGAAAAATGATTGACTGCATCATAACAGATCCACCATACAACGTTGATTATAAAGGCGGAGGATCCAACAAACGAAGCGGAATCCAAAACGACAATATGAACGATGAAGCGTTCCTAGAATTCTTAACTGATAGTTTTGGAAACATGGCAGCATATCTTAAACCGGGCGGATCATTCTATGTTTGGTATGGCGATAGTAATGATATTGAGTTTAGAATGGCACTTAAAAGAGCAGGACTAGACATCAAGCAAACAATCAACTGGGTCAAGAATGCATTTACACTTGGAAGACAAGACTACCAATGGCAGCACGAACCTTGCATCTATGGTTGGAAGCCGGGAGCAGCTCACTACTTTATAGACGATCGCACGTGGTCAACAACGTTCAATGAAAACTTTAATATCAGTAAAATGAACGCCAAAGAAGTAAAAGAGATACTAACAAAGATATATGAAGAAGTCCAAACAAGTGTACTTCGATACGACAAACCAACGAAGAGTGCAGAGCATCCTACAATGAAGCCAGTTAAGCTCATCGCTAGATTGATGCAAAACAGCAGCAACCCTGACG